CTAATACTTGTTGATGAGCTAACTCTACTAAATCCAAGGCTTTCTTAGCTTCTACAGCTTTATTTCCAGAGGCTCCAGTTTCAGATGTATCTGATTGGATTATATTATTTAAATCATTTTTAGTAGCATTGTAATGTTCATCATAGTTGGTAGTTGGATCAGCTAAGTTAGTACGATGAGCATCAATATAAGATGAAAGAGTTGAAGCTACTGCTGGAGTATGAATAGGAGTACCATCTCCGAACTTATCAACCTTAGTCTTACCATCTACTCCGCCTTCCTCACCGCCGATACCAGTGATAAGATTAGCTCCACCACCTATAACTGAACCCATAACCAAACCTTGGGCTGTAGCCTCAGGGACTCCTTCCATCAGTGGTTTCTTTAGGGCATAGTTCTGAGCTATTTGTTCTTGTGGAGATTGAGCACCTTCAGTTAATCCTTCTGTTACCATCCCACCAAAGACACTCTTAGTAATAGCACCAGCACCTTTCCCAGAGACTCTATCACCACCAGCCAATAATGTTTGTACATCATCAAAGCCCATCTTAGCTGCAGCCTTACCACCCACAGCAGCAATAAGACCTGTAGCTAAGGAACTAGCTGCTATAGGTAGAGTTTGTTGAACAGGGTCTAAGATACCACCAGGGGTCTCTTGACGAACCTGCTCTACATTTTGTCCAAGAGTAATAACACCCTCACCTAGTCCACCAGCTAGTGCAGCTCTACCAGCCTTACCAGCAAAGCCGGAAGCATTAGCCAATCCCTCAAAACCCTTTAGACCCATTAATCCCTTACTAATAGGACCTCCAGCAAACATAGAAGGTATCTGTTCTAAGATCATATGACCAGTAGCCTCAGGGTTACTAATCATAGAACCAGCCTTATCAACAAATCCTTTTGAATCTGCTATTTCTTTAAACTGAGATTGTAATCCTGGAGAGTACTGAGTATCTAATATAGCTTTAGCTTCTCTAGGTCTATAACCTATCTCCTCCCCTAGTTTACCAGCATAGCCATTAGTAGGAACATCTAAGAGTCCCATACCAGTCTCGCCTAGACCGATAGCTGCTTTAGTAGCGGATATACCAATATCACTTATAGTACTGCCTAATCTTGATGGAGTACCACTTTCAATAGAAGGAGCTGGAGTTGTATTAGGATAGAGTTTGTCTAAATCCTCCTGAGTGGTAATAGGTTGTACTTCTTGGGAGGAAGGTTGACCTAAAACTTCCTTTACATAATCTCTATTAGTTTGTCCTAGAATAGCCATTTGATTCCTATTATTATTTTAAGTAAGGCATTGATTGTAAGATAGTGCCTTGATCACTTGCAGGTATTGCTCTCTTATTAGCCCACTCTCTAAATTTTGCTACACTTCCACCAGTTGGATCAGTTATATCTGATAATTCTGGATCACCTGAAAACACTTGTTTAAGGTGAGGGAGTTGCATAGGTGTTTGACCAAGAGATTGTTTTTGTATGGCGAACCTTTGAGCTTGGTTCATTGCTTGTCCATCAGGGCTAGAAAGGAGTTTAGTAGTTTCTAATAAACGATTATCAGACTTTTCAGCTCTATCATCCATTATTTTAGCCCCTTCCATTTGTCTACCTAGAGCTTTATCAGCCGATGTTGCTCTAGAAGTAGCACTAGAAGATTCGGTACCTAATCTTACCCCTGCTAAAGTTTGAGTGTGTTGTAGGTCTTGGGCTGCTAGTTGAATCCTTTTAGGATTACCAGTAGATAAAGCTTCTTGTACTCTATCTCTAGCCGCTTGAACCTCATCAACTTTAGGCTTACGAGCTTCAACATCAGCAACATCCTTAGCTCTCTGATCTATAGCCGATTGACTAGAGTCTCTATTAATAAAGGCACCAAGGGCTTGTTTTGTCTCTGGGGTTGATTGGTATCCAATCTTAATACCCCCATCAGTAAGACCAGAGGAGGGGTTGGATATAGTTTCATTCCTTTGTCCAGGAGTTATTTCAGCAGTTCCACTAGGAGAGTAGACACTATAGGAACCATTAGATGCTGTTACAGCTGAGGGAATAGGTGTAGTACCACCCTCACTTATCCCTAATCTACTTGAGGTATTGGTAGATTGTTGTTCAGGAGTGAATGGAGTACCTAACCCTTGTTTAGGTAGTATTGCACTCTCAGCAACTTTATCAGAGGTTATTACACCTCCAGAGGCTAAGGGGGTTGGAGTAGATGGAGTTGGAGTTGATGGAGTTGGAGTTGAAGAGGTAGATGGTCCAAATAGAAACTTGCTAGCCTGTTCAGGTGAAGGAATATTTGATACTACCCTTTCATTAAAACGGGCAGCACCCTCACCTAAGGCTGAACCATAAGCTTTGGTAGCATCTATAGCCCCTTGACCTATAACTGGTAATAAACCCTTATTAGCAATATTAGAACCAATCTGTTGTGCAGTCCCAGATACAGCCTGACCTACAGAATTAGCAGTATTTTGGATACCATTACCAATAACACTCTTAGCTTCAGAAGCACTATCTCCTATAGTTCTAACTTGATTAGCCTGTCCTGAGGCATCTCCTGTATTAACATTACCACCACCCTCTCCACCTTGCATTTGAGAAGTGGGGTCTATAATACCTTTTTTCTTATCAGGACGAATTTGCCCAGGTAGAGACATACTCCCAGTATTATCTTGTTGATAATTAGGGAGTCTCATATCATTGTTTGCCATTTTTATTCCTTATATATTATCGTAAGAGTGACTTTCTGAAGCTGATACTTGTGATTGTCCAGAGACAGAAGCACTAACATTAATACCAGAAAGAGCAGAAGCAGCTAACTGAGAGTATATGGTACCAGCAGCTTTCTTAGCTTCCAGTTGTGCCAGATAAGCAGCTTTATAAGCCTCTACATTGATTTGTGCATTCTGTATACTTATATCGGCAGAGTACTTGTTTTGTGTAATTACATTTTCAGAATCCTTTAAAGCCAGTTCAGCTCGAGCTTTATCTAAGCCCACATCAGCTAAATACATTTCAGCCTGACCCTTATATAAATCCACTGCTGAAGAATAAACTATTTGATCTGCTTGTACTTGTTTAATAAAAGCATCAATATCAGTTTGGTATTTCTTAATCTTCAACTCTTCAATACTTACTTCAGCTCCCAGTATCTTTGTTTTAGCATCGGTGGAAGCAGCATACCCTTGTATTCTTGAAGTAAAAGCTTTAACTTGACTATCAAACACATCAACCTTTAGACCCTCAGCTTTAACTTGCTCTGAGTAAGATGAGTATTCTACAGCCTTACTTTTAACTTGTTCTGAATAAGCTTCAATCTCACTCTTAAACACCTCTACCTTCACAGCCTCAGCTTTAAGTTTCTCTGAGACCGCATTGACCATAGCAGTATATACTGATACATTAGTTTTAACAGCATCTATTTGAGCAACATAGATTCTAATAGATTGCTCATTAATATCACTAATTAACTTCTGACCTTCCAATTGACCTTTATAGATCTCTATCTTGGCAAGCTCAGCTTGTACCTTAGCAGTGTAGGCTACTGTAAATGATTTGTAAGCTTCTACTTTAGTATTATAAAGAGATACCTCTAACTTAAAGATGTCCATAGATAATTCTTGGATATATTTAGCCACCTCAAAAGATCGGTTAATAAGGTTGTTATGTTCCCTCATCAAAATATCTTCTAGGGCTATGGTCTGCTGAATTGTAGTCTTAATATTCTCTTGTTCTAGTTCAGCCTGTTTAATCATGATCTCCCTACTCAAATCAATAATCTTAGATTGAGTCTCTTGTACAACCTGTTCTAAAGCAGCCATAACTGCCCCTGGTGGCCTAGAGAAACCAGAGCTAGATCTATCTATAAGTAATGACCTTTCAGCCTGTAGACTAGCTCTCTGTTCCCTATCCCTACCCCTATTCCATATTGCCGCCTCTACTACGGGATTAAGGCCGGTACCACCTTGCAGTCTAATTAATAGCTCATTCTTAACAGAAGTAAGTAAGGCATCTGAATAAGGATTTTCAAAGAAAGAGAAGTTAATAGTAGGAATGGTAAGAGTGGAAGTTGGGAAGTATATATCAAATATTGGTAAGAAGAGAGAAGGGGCTGTAGGTAAATTAAGAGAGATAAACGTTGGTACTGGAGGGAGGGTGGTGATAGGAGCTGTAGGAAAAGAAGTACTTAAATCAATAACAAAATCTTTGACTGGTGCCATAAGATTAAGAGGAGATGGTACTACTGGAAAATTAATAGTTGGATCTGGTTGAGAAAAAGTTGGAGCAACACCTAGAGTAAGGGAAGGTACAACCATACCTATAGGGGCAGGTAGAAACCTAGTACCCATAGATATTGAAGGTACAATAGGTTTAAGTGGGGAGCCCATTGTAGTATGGGCATCTATACTATTAAAGTGTACATCTGTAGTAGGTACTCCAACTACATGGCTTGCTAGCATATTAGCAGCAGAAGTGGCTCCAGAAGTGGCACTAGTGGCATAATCATTCATTGTATTAAACCAGCTACCTACATCTGGTAAAACAAATCCTACATCTACATTTCTTAATCCTGACATTTACAGTTTCCTTTTTAGTACAACTGGATAAAACTCTATAGATTCCATTGAGAAATCAGAAGCTTCTGTTATTAATTCAAATTGAAAGTATCTACCAATCAATCCCTTACCTACTGATATTTTTTGGGTCTGTAGGTTTTCTGTATGCTTATTTAATTTATATACGGCAGTAGCCTTCCCATTTACCCGTACCTTCATTATAGTTATACCTGTTGATGTATATCCTAAATAAACTGTTGGAACTTGTTTTAAGTTAGAACTTCCAAAATCATAGGCCACAGTTTCTAAAGTTGCCTTGATTAAGGTAGAGTCATCTGTATTACCTCCATATTCAAATAGGCCAGAGGAATTAGAGAATAGATATTTAAATCCAAACTTAGTACAGTTATCAAAGTTATAATTATGATAGTTTGAAATACTATTAGTCTCTGGAGATAGAAGATAAGCTAAGTAGCTATCTTGACCATGTACAGATGGTATTCTGATTATAAAGGAATCTGATAAACTATTAAATAAACTACTCTTAGAACTAAGGGCTGAGTCAAGACTAAAAGATTCACTTAGATCAATAATCAATACTTTATCATTAATGGTTGTATCAGTTAGTACTATAGAACTGATAACACTATTTATTAGAGACTGTAATGATAAGATGGTACTATTAATAGTTATTAATTCAGAGACAGTCCCAGACTTACCAAAGGTACTTAAAGAAAGTAAAGATAATACCTCAAACAAATTGCTAAGAAGAGTTCCTTTAGAATCTAGGGATGTGGTTACTAATATTGTAGCTATCACACTCTCAATACGACGTATAATAGCTAAGAGGGTAGATGTAAGTACAATAGATTCACTAACAGTTATAGGCCTTCTTATTAATAAAGTAGTTACTGCAGATAGCTGATCTAATATAACATTCTTTATAGAAGCTTTAGTACCTTGGGAAAGAGAGAGGTTTATTGATTCTATGAGATTAAGGATCGTTTTACTGAATGTGGTATGATCTACTCTCATTGATTCATAACAGAACATTACATCACCAATACCTCTTCCAGTAAATTTACCAACAAGAGGGAATGTTAGAGTAGATCCGTCGGTAATCGGACTAAAAGAATCTGTCATATTCCCATTATTAATAAACCCCGGACTTCCACTACCAGTTAGGACTGCTACACTACTCCCACTCCCACTTCCATTACTCATAGAACCATCAATAATGGTTAAATACATAAGTGGAAGAATATCACCGATAGAGGCCCTAGTGACCCTCATAACAAGAAGCCCAGGTCCACTTCCTGCAGTCTTAGTTACTAATGCTACACTTCTAGCAAATCCAACAAGAGTGAAACTAGGAGCAATATCTGTTCCATTTAATGGGTACCATGTATGCCAATAGGTGTAATAATCTAAGGCACCACCTGTTCCATCTGCATTTGCTTGAGCAATTACATCTCCAACTATAAATAAGTTTAGATCAACTGTTGCACTTTCTGTACCTGTACTACTCCACTGATTTGCCACTGTCTTCTCCTAATACTTCATATATGAAGCTTAATATTTGTTGTAATCTTACATCTGCGTGATGGTTTAAAAGAGCATATCGGTGTCTAGTTATAATACCTTCTACACCACCCTTATCGAATAGAGAATTAGCTTTTTCAGTTATTCTCTGTGGAGATTCTATATCTTTAGGTGTAAAAAATACAATATAATCTCTAGGTATATCTCTTATGGGTGGTAGGAATCTTAGGGACTCCGGGACTATAGCGATACCCCCTGTTATCAACGAATCAAAGATTCTAATAGGTATATCATTCAATACTGGCATTAACCAATGAGATTTATGAGAAATCCATTTAGATAGTCTATCTTCAGCTGAATTAGTCTGATAAGATATGGGAGACTCATTCATCCTAACATCTGGATAATACCTACCAACAGAAGAGATTACATATTCTCTAAACCAAAAGGTATCATATGAATTATGTTGACCTAAGGGACTATTACTTCGTTTTACCTTAATTATTTCTGATAGATTTTCAGTGAGGAAAGAGGAAGTCCATTGGATGGTAGCACAATTTACTGGACCAGCTATTAGCCAGTTATAGCGACTTAATAAATATAAGTTTTCAGGATGGGAGACTGCATATATATCTGAATGTGTTGCTAAGAAAGTGCTTAAATCAAGCCACTGATGGTTATCCCAATCCCAAGATATGAATAAGGTAGATGTACACTCTTTAAAGAATTGGATATAGCCTTCTCTATCTTCACTATCGCTTAGAGAGTTGTTACCCACTATAACTAGACTACCAAAGAGTTTTGATGCTTTCTCTTCAGAATACTCTCTGAAAAAATATCTATCAAGAGGCTCTATTGAATACCCTGGTGCAGATAGTGTAGTTAAGTTATAACTAGTATATATTCTATTAATTATTCTATCTTTTAAGTTATCACACACCTTAATAATACGCTTATTCTTCTCAACTGCCAGAGTACCAAATGTACCTTCTTGAGCAAACTTCTTAAGTTCAACTATTTGACATATAGGGGTATCCGGGTTTAGTATGCTGTTATATAGTTGTGTTATCATTTCTTAAGATCTGCATAAATATTACCTATAATAATATCTCTGTCAGAATGCGGCCTAGTATCTAGGACGGCATAAGGAGAAACTCCGTGATCTTTAGTTGTGAATATAATTTCGCTATAACCAATTACTTCAGATAATTCTTTTAATGACATTCTAGAAAATAAGGATATATGACCCCACTGTACTTCACCAGTATAAACACCCTGAAAACCTTCCCTAAAATGAGAATGTCTTTTCATAGAACCAATTAGACAAGGGGTATTAATTCTATGGTAGCAATTAGGTTTCAATACCCTCAATGTTTCTGCTAAAAACTGAATTTGTTGTAGTTGGTTTAGGTGTTCAATAAAATCTTCATGAAAGATATAATCTACAGAATTATCAGGTATTCCCCAAGATACATCTGCAAAGGAAAACACAAAATAATCATCTCCAGATACTGATGGATGTCTGTTAGCATCAATATTTAAGAACCCTGGTCTAGGAACATCCCCACAGCCAAAGTGTAATCTAACAGGTTGACCTGTATCAATTAACCTATAGACTTCTGCATCAAAACGTTTACCTTCAATTTCACTCATCACACCCTCTTAAAATAATTTATTGTTTCTATTAATCCATCCTCTAAATCTATTTTAGGTTCCCAGTTTAATTCCCTTTTAGCTAAGGATATATCAGGACAACGTTTCCTAGGATCATCTAAAGGTAACTCAGAAAAACATAACTTTGATTTAGAATTAGTTAACTTTATAACTTTCTCTGCTAGTTCTAACATTGTAGATTCAACAGGGTTCCCTAAGTTAACTGGACCAGTACAGGTGCTGTTCATCATCCTGTACATACCATCTATTAGGTCTGAGACATAGCAGAAAGATCTAGTTTGTTGACCATCACCATAGATGGTAATATTCTCACCATTTAAAGCTTGAACAATAAAGTTACTTATAACCCTTCCGTCATCAGGTTGCATCTGAGGTCCATAAGTATTAAAAATACGTACTACCTTAGTATCTAGTTTATGTTGTCTATGGTAATCAAAGAATAAAGTCTCAGCACATCTCTTACCTTCATCATAACAACTTCGAGTACCGTTAGGATTAACATTCCCCCAATAGTCTTCTCTCTGTGGATGGATAGTTGGATCACCATATATCTCAGAGGTTGATGCTTGTAGTATCTTAACTTTTAATCGTTTTGCTAGACCCAGTAGATTAATAGAGCCTAAGACACAAGTCTTTGTAGTTTGAACAGGGTCTAGTTGGTAGCTAAGAGGAGATGCAGGACAGGCTAGGTTATATATCTCATCAACTTCTATATATAAAGGGAAGGTTATATCATGACGTAAAATCTCGAAGTGAGAAGAGTTAAGTAGGTGTGAGATATTACTCTTCTTTCCAGTTGAAAAATTATCTAAACATATAACCTCATTACCTTCCTTAAGTAGTTTGTTGCAGAGATGAGTCCCTAAGAAACCAGCACCTCCTGCTACTAAGATGCGCATTGCATAGTACCGGCAGCTATGTGTTTATGGAGGATAGGGGCTACTCGTGAAACCGCCTTCATAAACATAGGGTTTCCTCCGATAGCTCCAGCTCTAGGGTAGGAGTTATGTTGACGGAAATTATACAAAAGTTCAGGTATATGGTGCATAGTTCCAAATTGAGTAATCAGACCCATAAGTAGATATTCCTCATAACCATCCCACTCCTCTAATTCATCTAAACATTGATCAACTGCCTCTCTTCTCATAACATGGAGATGATGTACCTCTGAAGCGTGTAGTAATTGGTTTAGAGGCTTCCAAACATCTTTAATATAACCAATACCAGGTTCAGCTCCTATCAATTGAACATCACAATAGGTTCCAACAACACCTGGATTATTATCTAATACCTCTAAGGCTGCATTAAAGGCACCAGGAAAAACTTCATCATCTGAATCAACAAAAGCTACATACTCAGCAGTACCATGCCTAAAAGCATTAGCCCTAGCTAAACCAACCTTACCCTTTATCCCATCGCACAAATGAATATTAATAGGTTCATCTTTCAAAGAGTCCAAACAAGCATATACCCAATTATCTGGCTCATAGCAATGGAGTACATGTACATCCACCCTTTTATCTGTTGAACTAAAATGCTCTAGACCATAGGTTTCTTTTATTAAAGCTGTACTAGAGGTCATATAGATAAAGGAAGTGAGATATTAAAGCTGTTAATTAAAAGCACATCTCCGGCAGTGAGTGTTAAAGTGTCTAAAATTAGACCAGAAACAGTATTACTAACAGGCCCTTGCATTCTAATTTCTGTGGTTGTTAGAGAACCGGTATCTCCAGGGATTACCCATCTCCAATAGTACGCTATTCCAGAGGTTGTAACAACCCCTTTCCAAATATCTATAGGTTTAGATATAATTCCATCAGCAGTAATATCTCCTAATGTTAATCCAGTAGGACCGCCGTTTATAGAGATAGTTGCTAATAGAACACCTACTGGTGCGTTATTAGGATTTAAAGTGTCACCTAAAAGATTTGAATAGATTTTTATTAATCCACCTGAGGTAGCACCCTTTAAACTGGTAGTACTTAGGATTGCATTACGTAATCCAATTGATGATTGTATAGACATTGTTTTCCTTATTTAGAGGTTACTGAAAGTGGGTTCATAGCGTACCTATTTGGATTATTTGGATTAAGTAGATCAAAATCTACTCTATAATCTAATAAAACTTCTTGTGAAGTACTTACATCTAGAATATAGGTAAAGGGTCGTATATCGCTTCCTGACGAACTATAATTACAAACTACTAATATTTTACCATTGAAACAATATGGATGATCATTATTCCAGTAAAAATATAAGGTAAGAGGTGGTGGTGGTGGAAACGGACCTGGATTTAATACAGTAACAACCCCTTTATTTTTTACATATGTAAGATTACTAATACCTCCATCTAAAGAGTACATATAAACGATAGTATCGCTTTTAGAGCTCATGAAAAGTATAGTACTTATAGGTATTGGGTCTAGAGTAGATGGTATTGTTACAGTGTCTTTTAATATTAAAAAATAGAAAACCCCTGGTCCATAAACAAGTATATCTACCCTTCCTCTATCAATAAATAAAGCCCATCTCTCTAAGACAGTATCTATGTGAAGAGGAATAGAGTAATAAGAGGATCCATTCATTATATATTTAGCTGTAATACCATCTACATTAGCAACTAAAGAATTACCATCCTCTAAAAATCCTCCATTTGTAAGTTTTGGGTTATTGAACAGTGTTACAAGAGAGGTAGTTATTGTACGAATAGGAGAGTTATATGTTCTAATTGCTGTAAAAGTATTAGTACTTTTACTAGTTATTTTATATGTATTTAAAGAGAGTATAGAAGTAATTACATCTATCTCCATAGTATTAATAGTGGAATTATTTGTTGAAGCATGGAGGATAGCATTATTGCCATTACCGATAGGCGCGAACCTACCTTTAATATAAACAATATTTCCGAATGCACCTTCTTGAACCGTCTTCCAACTTATACAGTATTTATTATTAAACCAGTATCTGTTACCAGCAAAATGATCATCTCTTTTCTCTGGTACTATTTCTCTTCCATATAAAAACCTAGATTTAAATTCTTGATATGGCGGTAAGGAATCATCAGGGTATAGACCAAGACCCCCATTAATATCCATATAGGTACTAAATACCTGAATATCTTCATTAATAGGTAAGCTACCAGCACCTACAATATTAATAGAACTAGTCCTAATATTATAATTATTCTCTTTCTTAGTAGTAACTGTTATAGTAGATCCATCTTCTAAAAGACGAGCTCTATTAAAAGTAGAGATACCTCCCACCTCTGCCTGATTCTCAACAAACCTACAAAACTGATGGGCTTCTGATTTAAGTGAGAGAGCTCTATCTTTATTTCCTGAGAAGCTAAAGGAAGGAGGAGTGTTCATTATGCTGAAGTTATGGAAAGAGTGTAAGTTACATTTAGAACATCAGTAGCTAACATCGCTCTTACACTGGAGAATTTAGAAGCTGCCGCCAATTTACCTGTAGTTCCACCTTTAACATTAGAGTTAGCTAGGAAAGCACCATAAATAGAAACGGAAGTATTAAAGGTAAAGACGGCAGGAGAAACGGCATTAGTAATTGATCTAGTAGCTACACCTGCTTGAGTCCATGTTGGTCTATTTGTTTCATTATACTCGGTAGTACTCTCTCCAGCTACACCTACCCCTGGGAACGTTGCAATTACATTAGCAGCGATTGGAGCATAGTTATTTTTAAAGACTCCGATATACCAATTGGCAGATGGAGAAGTACTAGCAAAAGCAGTACCAAGGGCATAATCTAAACCTTCATCAACCACAATATTATGTTCAGACCAAGTATCGATGACCTCTCCATTTCTAATGTGCTCATAAGTAAAAGTTCCACCGATTTTTAAAGATTGATTCATTTGTTTTCCTTAAGGGATTATAACACCATTCCTAACTATGGTAGAAGTAACTATATCAGTTGCTACTGCATTATTAGGGTTTTGGTTTGTTTTTAAAATTGAAAGGTATTGGTTCATACCATTGGTCTGTAGGAAGAGAGAGGCTCCAGAATCTGCAGCTTCTAACTCTACATTAGGTGTAGATACGTTTAATAACATACCCTCATTAGCTAATAGAAAAATACCAAGATCAGTAGATATTAACCACTTGAATCCAGGAGGTAGTCCTGATTGTTGTTCATAACTTCCAGATAATTGAGTAGCTGTTCCAGAAATAACGGTAAGAGTTTCCTTTATATCCATTTGGAACTTACTAGGTTCAAGACCAGAAAGATAATAGAGTCCAGCAGTTGTACCAACCCATATTCCATTATCCACAGCCATAACTTCTAGTATTGTACCAGTAAATTCTATATAGTTAGAGCTTAGTTTATAATAGCTGTATTGAAATGGTTCAGAGTACCACAGTACACTCTCATCAGCTATATACATATGACCAAGATAATAGGTAACATGAGAGCCGTGAGGCGGTGCATCTAAATTAAAGGTTCTAAGAGGGCTGACTAAGTGATCTGTACTTCCTATGATAATAGTGGTATTAAAGGAAGCTATATCACTATAATATAATTCCATACCATCTGTAGTAGAACAATAGACTCTAGCATACTTTAAATCATTAAGATATAATGGAGTAGGGATATAAACAGATATACCAGAGCCATTGGGTACAGTTATTACACTAGCAGTGGTAGTGCCACTCTCAAAGCCTTTGGAATTAACATAAGTAAAAGATACTTGATATGTTCCAGCAGATAATATCCCTGTAGAAAGAGAGAGTGTTGGAGATAAGGTATTTTTATGGATACCCCAATCTACTACCTCATCCCCTCTAAGAATGCAATTAAAAGAGGTACTGAGTAAATAAACATCACCATTGATCTCTTCAAAAGATGGAATTATTGGACCTAAAGCTGATACCAGGGTCTTATGGGAGTAATCAGGATATATCCTAACTAGATCTCCGTTCCTAATACCATAACACCCAAGATTTGTAGGACTAGCCCATATATGGGAATAGTTAGCCGTATCTACCTTCCTATATCCTTTCCTCTTAGTAAGATTTCCAGTTTTGTCTATATCTATATTAATTACTTTCTTAAGATAGTCAACAGATGTATTCTCAGGTGAGGCTGTATTATTTAACCCTTTGAAGGAAGTATGCTTTATTGTTTTTGGATGGTAAGGCATTAAAGACCACCATACCTTACAGGTCTATTAGATGTTCTACTTTTTCTAATATTAGAATAGGCGGATACAAAAGGGAACTCTCTATCAAATTCAGCTGCAAACATTGCTGATCTATTAGGATCAAGGGTATTAGCCTCGTCCTTTTTATAGGCTAGAGAGGCTGCATAGTTGAGGAGAGGGATATGATAATCCTCCCTTAACTCTGGAACAGTCTCTTGGTTATCGGCCCAAGTCAATTTAATCTTAGCTAATCTATAAATAATTAGTTCTAAGGTATCATCAACTACAGGAATAGGATAAACTCTGAGATTATTTGTTTGAGTATCTACTATATAATATACAGGTTCCGCTACTCTAGTTTCTAAATCACGATACTCCCATATCTCCTCTAGCTCTTTCTTATTAAGAGAACGTCCATCTGATAATCTTCGTACTAATTCAATAGTTTGGACGTAAGGAGGGATAGTATAGTCATTAATTAAAGCAGTAAGTGGTAGGAACCATATATCCTTAACAGGGTTGGTTCTACGATATACTTGAGTAATAGCTTCGTTGATATAAGCTACTAAAGTTTCATTACTCCACCTTAATTGAATTGTATCATAAGTATTCTCATCCCAACCGGTCCAATCCACACCCTGACCCCCGTTATCTTCAAGGATATTAGTTCTAAGATAAGTTACTAACTCTAGTAGATTCATATTTAAATCTCAGCAGATAATTCAGACCAAATGGCATCTACTAGATCTTTTTTGATAGGTTGATTAACTAATCCAATTATCTTACGGTGGATAACATTATCATTCTTATCTAGATAGGTTAAAGGATTCTCAAAAGCCTCTCTCATCTTATTCTTAATAACTAGACGATTGTCAGCGTCAATAGCCTCTTGTTCTTTCTTCTTAGAGTCATTATAATCTGATACATCTGGTGATGTCATATCTTCTGATATAGCTCCAGCACCATAGGCCAGTGACCATAGAATATCTGGTACTGGTGAGAATTCAGCAGTAATATATACTGCATGTCCAGACAAGTCGGCAAGATAAATATCATCACCAACAGTCCTAAAGTTCTTACGTTGCATTTATATCTCCTTAAATGAAAAAAGCCCCATAGCCCCAGTATTACTACGAGAACTATGGGGCTTGGTTTATTACTTAGCCTTGTGAGAAAGCTGCTCTATTTTCAACTACATAATTAACAATTAGTACTGCGGCACCAGTAGTAGCAGCAGTACCAGCACCGGTCCATTTAATATCAATAGTGGATTGTACTGGATTAATAAAACCAATGTTAGAAGCAGAAGTAACTACATTAGAAAGAACAGCGTCTGCAGATGCAACTGTACCAGCAGCTAAAGTATTTAGCACCGCTGGGATAACAAGATATGTTTTAGGTGAAGATTCATTTGATTGAACGGTAAGAGCATCAGTAGTTCCACTGTTAAAAGCAGTTTCAACTTTAAGGATAAGCTCTAAGATTCTAGAGTTAGCAGGTAGTTGAATAGCTGGAACAGCAGTACCAGAAACTAGATCAGCTCTATCAAAAGATACTTTAGCAGAGACAATTTCCTGACGACCTACATTTAATTTAATAGCCATATTTTATTCCTTAAGTGATGATTAAAAAGTGGGATATAGAACATCATCAACTCTAATCCCATGAGAACCACCATTAGGTTCTGTATTAATAACATCTTAACAGACTTTCTTACCCTTAGGCATTTTAGCACCCTTGGCAGGTGGAAAAGTAAATTTGCCTTTAGATGGAACTTCTTTTTTCATTGGGGCCTTAGCCATGATTATTTCCTTAATAGTAAAAAGTTCCCAAGAACCCCATAGAGCTATGGGGCTAAGGGAAGCGTATTAGTAACCCCCAGTGGTGCGCATTGTTAAGAGGCGTAGGGGGTGTTGTTTATTTAGATAGCGTGATCGATTGCAATTACACCAAAATCTTCATTAGTTTTTGAGTAGATTGAATAGAAGACAGGTTTCAAGAAACCAAACATCTTATCGACGTTGATACCAGGAGATGAATCATAGTTGAACCATTTTTCAGACCACTCTGGAGCGCCTAAGTCAGCAAAGCCTAAAGCTTGACTTCCACAGATCAACAGACGAGATCCATTGATTGTACCAGAAGCTCCCCATTTAGAACCAGAAGCAGCACCCAAGGTATTATAGACCAGACGATGTTCGTGGAAAACCAGACCATCAACAGTCATTACACCACCAGAGAAGAACGGGTTATCTTTACCACGATCAGCACCAGTAACAACAGCCCTTTGATAATCGGCATCAGCCTTCAATTGAGCCAAACCTTCCGGTCTAATAAAGCAGACATAATACTCTTTACCAGCAGCATTCAGAGGTTTTAGATATTGAACCTTAGCAAATACAACAGCTTGTAATACAGCTTTGTAAGTAAGGGTATCAGTAGCTAAGAGAGTAGCATTAGTAGCGGTAGTTAATACAGAGTTAACACCATCCCATCTACGAATACGGTTTGCAGTAGGAGCAGTAACACTACTAGCGAAAGCTAATGATGCAAAGGCACCAGAGGTACGTGGTGAACCGTTGTTGTTGAAGGCATATGAAATACCTGACATAGTCAAGAACGCCAACTGATCCATACGGTTAGCTAACCAGAAAGATAAACGCTCTTTAGCATTTTCTCTAAAGTTAATAACAGTTTTTTGTTCTGCCAATTTACCTTTTTGACGTAGGCCATGTGAGATAAGATCGACAGTAATTTTAGTGCTATACGTTTGCATAGCTTCTTCACTACCTTCTCTCTCATTATCTCCAACTACACCATCTTCTACCAAATCAGACAACAGTTGCATGATAACCAACTCGCCCTTTTCAGTCTTAGTCAGTTCAGTAATACGTTGAATAACCG